TTTCATTACTTTGGCCTCGACCTCATGTTTCAGAACAACGAGCAGACGCATGCGAAGGACATCGCTGGTAGCAGCGTGCCGCAGAACAAAGTGGTGGCGACGATCAAAGGGGAGAATGTGTTAACCACCCCGTCCTTTATCGACTTTGCGAACCAGACGCTCGACATAATCTCGGTGGGACACAGCATGGGCCTTCTGAAGAGCATCAAGTTTTATGGGGAGAGTCTCCTGAATAAGCTGTGGGATTCGAAGTGGCATGAGGAGAAATCCGATGATACGCACTGACCGCACGTACATAATAGCCGAGATCGGCATTAACCACAACGGAAATGTTAACACGGCTCTCGATCTTATATACGAGGCTGCGGAAGCAGGCTGCGATGCAGCCAAGTTTCAGATCCGTACACCGGAGCTGAGCCTGCCGAAAGAGATGTGGGACGTGCGGCGCGACACTCCTTGGGGTGAGACGATGAGCTACATCGACTACCGCCGACGCATCGAACTGAGTGACAGCGACTACCGTCGCATCGTAGACGCGTGTTACGCCAATTACATCGACTTCGCAGCAAGTCCCTGGGATGTTCCTGCAGCTCTGAGACTAGTGGACCTAGATCCGGCTTTCGTGAAAGTGGCCAGCGCGTCTTTGACGGACATGCTGCTGCTTCAGCGCATTGGCCGCATGGGTAAGCCGGTGATCATGTCCACCGGCATGAGCACCCTGTCGGAAGTGTACAGAGCGTACCACGCGATAGCTACAGCTCCTCAGCTTGGCATCCTGGCATGCACGAGCGCGTATCCTGCAAAGACAGAAGACCTTCACTTGAATCGCATTCACACGTTGAAAGAGATGTTCCCTGAAGCTCTAGTCGGCTACTCGGGACACGAACCTGGACTCTGGACTACTCTCTGCGCGGTGGCTATGGGCGCAAGGATTGTCGAGAGGCACATCACTCTTGATCGAAGCATGAAAGGCTCCGATCACGGGGCAAGCGTAGAGCCCAAAGGCTTCCAGCTCCTAGTGCGGGAGATCCGCAACTTCGAGCAGGCCAGAGGGTCAGGTGAGATACAAGTCCACGAATGCGAGAAGAAAGACTTGAAGAGGCTACGAGGCTAATGCGCACAGTCTGCATCGTGCAGGCACGAATGGGAAACACCCGTCTCCCTGGAAAGAACGGGATGAAGATCTGCGGCAAGCCTCAGATATGGCATGTGCTCCGAAGACTCAAGCGCATGCCTTTCTTCGATGACGTAATGATGGCGATACCGCACGAGAGCAACAATAGTGTGCTACTTGAAGCAGCTTGGGACTTGGACGTTGAGACTCTTGATTATCGCGGCAACCCTAACGACTTGGTTCGGCGCTACACTCTCGCAGCAGAGATCATGGACGCAACCACCGTGGTGCGTGTACCAGGAGACAACACCTTCATCGACGCTACGGAGATTGAACGCATCCTCCTCCACTACCAGAAGCATCCCGTCCCGTGGAACTGCCTCACGTCCAATCTGGACAGAGACATACACGGCAACGGGTATCCAGCAGGGCTCGGAGCGGAAGTGTACGACCGGCACTTCCTGCAGTGGCTAGACGCCAACACCACGCTGCCACGGCATCGCGAGCATCCTCACAAGTGGGCCTTCGAGAACCAGAAGGTGTGTACGATTCAAGCACCAGAGGATATCCGACGACCGGATCTCGATTTCTCAGTGAACACGTTCGAAGAGTTTCAGTGGGCGAAAGGCATCTACGAGATGCTCTATCCAACTAATCAGCATTTCACAGTCAGAGACGTTCTTAAACTAGGAGTGTAATTTCACATGGCAAACAACCTCACCGCAAATCCGCTTATCCTCGACACAGCAGGCACGCTTGTTGTGACGTGTCCGATTCAAATCTCTAAGATCCATTGGGCCATAGCCCCGGCCAGCGGATCGATCACTCTCTCGGATCGAAGCGGGAAAGTGGTGTACAAGACCACCATCATAGCAGGGGCTACGGCACACCCTGCCGATTCAGACTTCTTACCGCTCCTAAACATGGACGGGCTCACTGTAGCTGTCACCGGCACGATTGAAGTGCATGTGCATTTAGCCAACACTCCGATCCCCGTTAAGACCACATAATGTTAAGAGACAAATCCCGAATGCAGCTTGGTAGGGACGAAGGCGTGATGAAGAATCTGTACTACGATTCTCTCAACATCCCGACAATCGGCATAGGCATCAATCTGAAGGAAGGCCTCGATGACGAAGAGATAGAACTTCTCTTCAACCATCGGTGGGGCAAGCTCTACAACGAGCTGCTCCGCGCCTTCCCTTGGGCAGAGGATCTCGATGAGGCTCGCCTCGGAGCCTTGATGAACATGGCTTTCAACCTGGGCATTCCAAGACTGTCGAAGTTCGTGAGCATGCTTCCTGCGCTCCAAGAGGGCCGGTGGGCTGATGCTGCACGACACGCTCTCAACAGCCTGTGGGCAAGCCAAGTGAAGAAACGTGCAGTGCGGATAGCTAAACAATTCGAAACGGGAGAATGGCAGTAACACATGGCAATCACCACAGTTGATTATGATGCCCCTAGTGGGCTCAGTAGATACAAGAACACAGACAGCAACGAAACGAAGAGCGGCGTCAAGGCCAGCTCCGGCACGATCTACAGCATCATCATAGATAACACGGCGAATGCCGCTGTCTCCTATTTGAAGCTCTATGACGCGGCTTCCGGCTCAGTCACCGTGGGCACCACAGCTCCTGATTGGATCTTCAAAGTGGCTGCGAGCACGAAAGTGACGATCCTCTTCCCTGAAGGCATCGCGTTCGGCACAGCACTAACGGAAGCGTCTCTTACAGCTGGCGGCACAGCAGGCAGCACGGGTCCGACCTCGGACATGGCTGTCACTATTCTCTACGCGTAAAGGAAACAGTCATGGCAGACACACCTGATGAAGCACTAGCCAGAGGCATCACCAACAACCTGATCCCTCTTGATAAGTTTACGCAGTCAGGCAACGCGATGAGCGGGGCAGGGGAGCAGATCATGCAGCTCCTCCGCAACCTCGGCGTTGTCGCTCAGCCTGCTCCGGCAATGAACGAGCCTCTTCCGAAGTTCAATCCGGCAACAGGAAAGATTGAGTATCCCTCAGCTTACAAAGGACCGAGATAATGAGCGTAGGCAGCACTGCCGATCACGCTCTCACGAGAAACGAGATCATTGCTTCTGCTCTGCGGAAGTGTCGAGCTTGGCCGGAAGACGGGAATCCTCCCGTTCACCGGCTACGTGAGGCGATTCGGGCTTTAGCAAACATAGTGCGAACAGAAGACCTTAAGCAGATAGACATTTCGAAGAGTCTATGGGCTATGGACGTAGTGTATCTACCGCTCGTTGCGGGGAGATACATCTACGGAGAAAGCGAAGACCTTCCTCTCATACGCGAACTAATCACCGTGCTGGTGCGTAACACGAACGGTGACGACAGCCTCCCTCTCGACATCCTCCCCATTGAGCCCTATTCCTCGCTGGCTACCAAAGCCGACACCGGCACGCCAGCTCGGGTGTATCTCAAGCGAGCACGAGCCCTCGAAGACCAAACATTACATGTGCATCCTGCTCCCACGTCCGTCACTGCGGGTGACACGGTGTATCAGGACGGGGTGCAATACACATGCATCACCACCCACGAGAGCGCGTCGGAGAACATGCCGAATAGCGGAGCGAGCTGGAAGATATTCTGGCAGGCAGGGGATGCTGATCCTTCGCAGGCGGACACTTGGGCAACAGCCACGGACTATTCCAATGGCGATTTGCTCGTCGTTCACTACCGAAGGCCTCTCTACGATTTCGATTCCCAATACGACAACCCCGACTTCCCTCTCGGATGGGAAGACTACTTCATTTACAAGCTGGCTGTGCGTCTTGCGCCAGAATACGACCTCGGCATGGATCGCAGGCAGGAGCTGAAGAACGACTTGGCTATCATCAGCGCTGAGCTGTTCCCAAGCACGCGGCCAAGCACGAACACCTTGCACAACAAAGGCAGGTTCTTTTAATGGCTGATCTACTCTATGCCGCTATCCTCGAGAAGATGACGGGAGAAACATTCGATGAAGTGTTTGATTTCGATGGCATCATACCTGAGAGCAAGACTGTTGTCTCTGCCGTTGTCACTGTCACAAAGGTGGACGGAACGGATGCCACTTCGACAGTGTATGTTTCTAAAACTATCTCATCAGCAACAGTCACCGTTAAACTCAGCAGTGGCTCCGCAGAGACAGCGTACATCATCAAGGTTGCAGTTGTCGCGTCAGATGCAAGCACCGCAGTGCAAACGAAGCTGCTCAACGTCACATCGCCAGGAGTGTATAGGTAAATGCTCGCAAACGAACAAGCGGTAGCCATTCAAGGCTTCAAGGGTCTTGATAAGTCCTCGCCGCTCTCACAGCCGGGATTCACGCGCTCTCTCGAGAACGTCTACGTGCGAGAAGGCAAGGTGTACGGCAGGGGAGGAGTGCTGTTCTCCAGCACCTTCGGCACCGCTATGTCCGAAACGATCACGGCGATGATGCCGTACATCACGCCCGTTACGCTTGCGACAATCCTGCTCCGCATAGGCAGCACGAAGGTGGAAAGCAGCACGGGTGGAGCGTGGTCCGATATCACGGGCTCCGCTCTTACGGGCAACGCAGCCGACCGTCCTCAGTGGGCCAACTATCGAGACGCATTGTACTTCACCAACTCAGGCCAGGACAGGCCTCGCTATTGGGCAGGCTCCGGCAACACCACAGAGATAGCCACAGCTCCGTGGGCTCATGCAATTATGAGCTACTACGGATTCCTGTTTCTCTTGAACGTGTCGGACGATGGCACCACATTCGAAGCACGGCAAGCACGCTACAGTGAAGATCCTCAGAACGATTGGACGCTGTGCGAAGGCAACGAACTAAACTTCAACGAAACACCGGGACAAGTGGTGGCCGGGGGTGTGTTCGGACGTACGGCTGTTGTCGTTAAGGACGATGGCATTGTCTACCTTCGATGGATAGGTGGACCTGTGCGATTCGGGCAAGAGCTAAGCAAAGGCTCCCTCGGCACATTGGCTCCGCTGGCAGGACAGAGCGTAGGTGAGATCGGGTACATCTATCTCGACACAGCTTACGCGCTGCAAATCGTCACGGGCAATGACATCACGCCCATGC